ACTAGTCCCCAGACCTAAGCGGCCGGAGGAGTCAATAATCATTCTTGAGTTAACGCCTGCATTAAAGAAAAATCTTCCCGTGTTAGAAGATGCCTGCAAAACGGCATCGCCTTGAGACGAGCCAATGTAAATATCGCCATCAGTATTTCCGACTCGAATTGCTCCTTCGCCTGTTGTATTACGCAGAAAAGAAGCGACAGTGTTGCTTGAATCAAGAACTTCAAATTTCCTAGTCGATGGAGATGAGCCAACCCCAACCCTTCCACTGCTATCAACAAACAACCGCCCCTCGCCATTAGTCGAGATGGCTACTTGGTCTGCGCCGGGGGAGTAGAGGCCGGTGTTGGTGTCGCCATCAAAAGCAATGCCCGGCGCTGCAGCAGTGCCAGCCGATGCGTTCTTCAGCAGATCCGCAATGCTGATCTTCTTGGTAACGTCTGCTCCTACGTCAACAATCGGCAGCACATCAGTGCTGACAGGATTGGTGAGCTGTGTCAGCTCGGTGATCTTGGTGTTGGCCACAGCGACGAAAGGCTACCCTTCGCCAAAGTCTAACGCCACCTCCCAAGGCAAAGAACGGGTAGTAATTGGGTTGGCATACTCAGCCTGTAATGCCGTTTGGATTACCGCCAACTCATCACCGAGTGCTTGCTCAACAAAACCAATCATCTGCTCTTCAGTGATAGAGGTGTATTCGGTGAACAGCGCCGGATCTGCCGGTGCAAAATCCACGCTGCCGTAGTGATACGCCCACCGAGAGCGGTCGGCGGTGTAGCCAATGCGGTAGTCAACGCTGACCATCACATCAGCAAGGTCGCCTTGCTTAGCAGCAACGCGCAGGTTTTTGAAGGTCCAGGAATAGGTCATAGCTTGATGCTCCGGAAAGCGGCAAGGGGTTTGTCGACATCAATCCCCCTAGCGATAGGAGTTACCTCAACATTAAGGGCATCAAAATCCTCTTGCGACCCAATATCCCCTGGGGTTGCTGGATAGCCTGAATCAGCTGGCGCCGCCGTTGTCCCAGCTTGACGCAAGAAATAATGCGTGAGACAGGACCTAACCGTAAAACCATTAACTATCGTGTGAATACCTTTTGCTCTTCTGTTGACAGAAGCGTTATTGAAAATTCCATAATTGCCAAATTTACCTGCAAATCCTTGATAGTGATCTGTCGAAACAACAAAACCAGCATGCCAGTGCCGTGCGTTTGTCGTTGCTACAAAATAAGGAGCCCCGAAAAGGCCCTGCACCGCTGGGCCAATGTTTTTCCAAGCGCTGCCCTCTGGCGAAGTGTCATTAGCGGCGGTGGGGTAGGCCATTGCATTATTGACTAAGTGGATATTGTTCCACGTAAAGTTGTAATCAGCATCGGTGCCTGTGCCGCCAGTAATTTCACGAAAGCCTCCAAGGTTTAGAGTAATACCATCCTGCCTGTTTTCAATTTGGTCAATGTCAAATACAGATTCTGCAAAGCCTGTGATCTGGTAAGTAGTTTGACCGCGAAGTTTTGGCGCAGATGGCAAGTTTGAGCTGATATTTACATTGCCAATTAGCCAGACACCACGGGCGAGAATTGGTTCGCCTGCAGTTTGGAATACAGAGTGATTTTGTATGCTATTAGATATTATATCGCATGGGCAGATAGCATCAATAGCTACGTTGCTGATCGTTAGCGCTTTTTGAGCAGAAATACAGGGATTGGCCTCAATGTACTGAAGGCCGTTGGCCGTGATATCGCTGCTTGTGCTTGTCGCAAGCTCTTCTCTTATAAAATAGTTAATAGCATCATCGGGTGCCGCTTTTGCGTCTACCCTCCAGTCAGAAATTGCGGCCCTGCCAGCAAAAAAACTATCAGGCACGTCATCACTGGTTATAGTTTCCACTGCGCCCCACCAAACAACACCCGCCACAGATGCCTGCTCCCGAAAAGAAAGCGTTAATGGCCGCAATCTCAGAAAAGCCCTTTCTGGCGTAAAAGGGTAGGCCATGCTAGCCTGAGTTAGAAAAATAGGATGATTCTGGCTATCAGTGAAGTAAGCTCGCGTCTGATCCCATGACTTGCCGTCTGAAGCTTGCCCCATGAACGGAGTGGTGCCGCCGGCTTGGTCATCATTAAGGTAAGACTGAGTACTAAAATTCCAAGCTCGGATACGGGTCACTGAGTTAAATGTGATCGTCTCAGATTCAAGGTAAACACCAGGTCCAATGCGGAACTCAACAGTCTCGCTTGGGCTGTATGCAGCATTTGCATAATTGACGGCAGCCCTCAAAGTTTTGACTGGCTTGTTGTCAGTAGCTGAAGTCGGAGGATCTGCTAGCAACGTGTCGGTGCTAGTTACGTTGCGTCCATTAACTGGATCAACATAAACATATTGCACGCCACTCCTGGCGCTGACTAGTCGATTCTGCGTCTTCCAGTATTCAAGTCCCTTCTTAGTGACAACAACAGGATCAGCGTTGATGCTGTTGTTTCGTTGCGTGTCATTTGTGCCGCTAATTGATGCAGAATCACGCAGCTCAGCAGCGCTGGCAAGCTCAACCGCACCCGCGACCTCAGTTGTGGTTGCAGCAGTTGGCAGATCAACCGTATTGCGAACGATCAGCTCATCCACCTCAAGGGTGCTGGCCGTCAATCCATTGGGAAAATCTGTGACTTGAAAGTCATCCAGCGTTGCCGAGCCGATCGCATCGACTGTCAACGTGGCGCCAGTTTCAATGTCCTCCAGACCGCGCGGGGTGATGTTGAAACCATCTTCGTTCGATCCTTGCGGCACCACACGGCCACCGCTATCACTGGTGAAGTAATAGGTGAACTTATTCTGTGCGCCAAGCTCCTGCTGTGCCGCAGGAAGCGCTTTGGAATAGTTCAGGAAGCCTGCCCATTCCCAAGCGTGGCCATAAAGGCGCAACACACTCGGGCGGCGGAATTCAATGGCCCAGTTACCAAGTCCGCTTGCGGCTCCGCTGGATGGCGGGGTCGGGAAGTCTGCGGAGCTGGTTGGGTCACGATCACGATCTGCTTCAGCCTGCGGAACCAATGCAGAATGCGCGGCAGCGCTGCTAAAGCCCAGCGCCACGAGGAAACCGTAAACACCGAGATAATCCGTTGCGGTGCGGTATTGATTGCGCAACGTGCCGGCAGAGGTCCAGCCGGTGGTGAAGTTTATGCCAAGCGTTTCGCTATCGGCGTCATCACTGGTGTCAGTATCCAACAGGATGATCGGCGCATTGTTTGCGGTATTGTCCTCTGCGTTATAAGCAGAGGGCATATGCACAAAGGTTTCGCCCCAGGTCGCAGGATCAGGGCCGCCTGAGCCTGCAGTGGTTTGATCTTTTAACGATTGATAATGCTTGCCTTGATATTTGACGACCGTGCCAGCGCGGTAAAAAGTACTAACTGCATAGCTCACGTCAGCAGAGCCACGCCGTAGTGTGATCTCAGAAGTTTTGGCTACACCAGTTGATGTTGTATCGCCAATGCCAGTAGCGCCAACCAGAATTACATCATCGCCGGTTGTGCCGAACAAATCGGCGATAGCACCGCCCGCACGTCCTGGATCGGTTTGAACGATGAAATTACGCTGCGGCAGGCGTGCGACTGCGGTGTTGTTCAGCTTGATTGATAGACGCCGCTCTTCAGGCGTGCGCGTGTCCACTAAACGGCGGACGTAAACACGTTTGCCGACAGCAACGCTTAGGCCAGTGTCAGGATTGATGCCAGGTGCATCATCAGTGCCGCTTTGCTCTAGGGCGCCAGAAACATTGATCTCATCAGCGCTAGCAGCACTCCAGGCCGATGCTGTCAGACTTGTACGCCAATCATCACCGAGGGGGTTTTCGACCCAAACGCGGGTGCCATCAGCCAGCGTGTAGCCATCACGCAGCAGGACTGCTGGTACGGTTTCACTTGTAGAGTCAACCGCAAGAGCAGTTTCCAGAGTGATCTTGCTGCTGGTGATCGAAGCAATGGTGCCGAGATAAACGCGGCGAATGTTGCCGGTCTTTTCGCTTAGGTTGAGCGGTACACGAACAGCGTCAACAGTCCAGTTTCGATCTAGCGGGAAGGCAAAGGTTTTGTAGCCCTTGCTGATAGCGGCGCAACCGCCAAAGCTGCTGTTGCTATTGGTGATCGTGACCTCACCACCAAGATCCGTGAAATGGTGGATGCCTTGACCGATAGCAAAGATGCTGACTTCTTGAATGAAGGCATTATTGATTGCTGAAATATGACGACTGATGCGCTCGGGCTTCATCCGAACGTTGTCAGGGTCAGTGGCAATGTATTGCGCGTAAGTGGTGGTGGTCCATGAACTGCCGCTATAGCGCTGCCAGCAGGTCATGTCCTTCTGCAGGCTCACACCAGTGAAATTGGCGGTAACCATGCTCTTAAGACCTTCGACCTTACCGCCATCCATGAAGGCGCCGCCCATCCCATAGTTGGAGCGGATCGAGCAGTTAAAGATGTACGGCGAAGCGCTACTGGTGGTGTCCCATGCCTCAGTAGGCGATTGGGTGCGGTCGATTGGACCAACAATCTGGTACTCGGTGCCACGGGTCTTGGTCAGTGTGGCTGCTAGATCTGCACCATCACCAACGGCGCTCAGAGTTTTGGCATAGAAAGCATCAAGCTCAGCTTTGCTGGCGAAGCCAAATCCAGACAGAAGGTGATGGCTGCTCGTTGAGCCCACCTTGTCCATGATGGTGAAGCCGAAGAAGTAGCCGGTGCCGGTAATCTTCAGCATCTCGCGGCGGTTGCTGTAATCAGCCGCTTCGTCTGCGTTAGCCGGCACCCAGTTGGGGCGGATGGTGACCTTCCGCAGATCAGCGCCGCACAGGGAGCAACCGCGTGGCAGCAGCACACCGCCGACCGTGGCCGGGTTGAACTGGATCAGCTCGGCAGTGGTCGGGTTCTTGGACGTGCCCCAGCTCGTGAGGCTGGTGCTGCCACTGCCGGGGTCGTTGTAAAGGGTGTGGACGCCGGGCGCCAGCACGATGCTCACGCAGTCAACATGCGCGGCAGGGTCGGTGATCGTGTACCAGTCCTTGCTTGTGATGATCGCTGCCTCGATCACGGCACGGTTAATCGTGCGGAAGGGGCGCTGCGGCGTAAAACCACAGGTGAGGCGCTGCTTTTCGAGGCGCTTCAGCTTGGAGTCGATGATTTCTTGCTGCGTGGCGCCCGCTTCAAACGTGTTGTAAGCGCCGCCGACGAACTCATCGCTGCCGGTGTAGGGGTTGACGTAAAGGGTGAAGGGAGCGTTAAGCGGATCGGCCTGGGCAGAGTCGCCCGCGGAAATCGCCGCGTTGCCCGCCACCTGACGCATCAGGTCATTCAGCGCCGCAATCTGCTCGCGAAACTCGCCTTGGGTTGCGTTGATGTCGCTCAGCGAGCCGCTGTCACCGGCAAATCCAAGGCTGGCCACGGGCTTCCATTGGTCCTACGTGCTCTGAGTCTAGCCGGCGGCAACCTTGATCTTGATTTCAGATGTTGCTACGAAATCAGCAGTGCCGGCAATAATGTCGCCTGCTCTTGTATTCAGCCTTGAATTTGTGAGAAGTATCTCGCATTCGTAGTAAACCGAACCATCAATCTGGGGGTTAGGCGCAGTGCGGTTTTTGTAAAGATGGAAACGCGCTTTAGTGTTGCACTGGTTTTGAGTGAGCAAGACAAGGCGCAACAGTGCTAGGCCGTCCTCTTCACCTGTCTGGGCGCGGTGATCCGCTTGGAATTGAAGCGTACCAGCACCGCGCACCAAAGATTTCACGTGCTCACCAAAGGTTTCGCCGATCGCAGTGGTATCAAGATTGGTGGCGTCGATCGACATCACCCATTCCTCAAGATCGCACTGCATCTTCCAGTTGCGGTTTGCGTCGTCGCACAGTGCCGCAAATCCGGCGGGCAGCGTGATGACGCTCGCTAGCAACTGTTCAGATTGCAACAGCGTGAGGGCATTGAGTGATGTCGCTGCAGTGTTGATCGCTGTGGTGTACTGCGCAGCATCGTCGTAGTAGGCGACGATGAAGTTGCCGCACTTAACCTTGCCGATAGCTTTCTCTGTGCCAGAGGCAGAATGTGCCGCCGCCTCTGTAGTCCAAAGGCGGATGCGGTCCAGCTCGTCGCGGCTCATGTAGCCATCGGCCTGTGTCGCAAGGCCGGTATTGGCGGCATTGTTGTAGAAATCTTCAAGCCCCTCCGCACCTGAAAGGCCAATCAGCGCATCGCCACTCTGAGTCACAAGCTGATCGCCAGCTTGTGTGACCAGATTGAGGGTCTCTGTGTACTGGCGATAAAAGGGGCTGGCGTCTGTATCGCCACCAACGTAAAAAGCCCTGCTGATGCCGGTGTCCCAAATGCCGCCGCGATAGATGCCATGCCCATCTGGGCAGTCGGCATAGCCATCGCCGTTGACATCGAACGGCACACCAAGCGATGACGCGATGATGATCCGGTCGCCCGCCCAGTAGCCGGGGTTTGTCAGCGAGATGGTTGTCGTGGCGCCGCCTGTATTGATGCGAGCAGATGACAGCGCAATCGGCTCGGGTATCGCCCGGCTGATGTCAAGGACACCACCAACGCCAAGGACTGCCATCAGAAGCTACCGGTGGGTTTTCCGCTGACGTTGAAGCTGATGGGCACACTGACCAGATCGCCAACACTGACGCTGACACCAGCCTGAGTGACAACAACATCGCCCTCGATGGTGCCGAGTGTTGTTGCAGTGTCGAGAACCAGCTTGACGCGCGACAGAGATTGCGAATCACTCAGCAGCGTGTTCATCACATTGCGGGTTGCCGTGTCGCTGGAGTCATACAGCAGCGTCCCGCTTCCGCTTGTGCTGCGAATGCCATAGGTATAGGTGCGATCGGTTTGCCCGATGCCGGTGGTTTCCAATGGGTCGCGGCTGATGTTCAGCGATACGTCTCGAACCTTCCCGATCACGGCGCCGCCAAACTGCAGTTCAGCGGTAGCAGCAGTTTTGACGGCCATAGCTAGCTGGTCTTTAGGTCAGTCTAA